GGTAAACGTCAGGCTGTTAATTGTAGTCGCTGCGGTCGTGATTAGGTCAGCACTAATACCTGTGATTTTATCAATCTCGTAACACTCCACATCCAGCGTGCAGGATACGTCAGCAATTGTCGTCACCATGCCGGCCGAAAACGCAAGCGTCACTGTCTCGCCGCTTTCATAGCACTCTGGCAGCTCCACCGCAAACCGTGCATAGCGTGTCGTTGCTCCTGCCGCTTTTAGATCCCCTGCTGATACCGTTGGTGGTGCCGTGCCGAAGGTGCCACCCACCAACGCTAGGTCGTCCCCTCCGGCTGTGCCTGGCAGATTAGTATGGTAGGCGTCCCAGACTCGGAGTGATGCCAGCGAGACAGGGAAGATGGCGTTCGCGTCTTGCTTAAGGATTGTCGCCCGCGTCTGTGCAGGCACGCCAGTTTCTTTGATTCTCATTAAGCCGCTGACTATTAGGTCGTCTGTTTTTGTTGTCATTGAGCGTCTTTCGTTTGGTTAGGTTAGTGGGTGGCCCCGTTATGGTTTTTTAGCGATCTGAATTGCCCGGTCGAGTAGTACGCTGGCCCCTTTTCGCAGCACCGCAGTCGGTGAAATACTCGTGATACGCCCGGCCATTTCAAGCATCACGTTGCCCGATGCACGCAAGGCGGCTACTAGCATATCCTTATTGCCGACTAACTGGTCAACAATCTGGTCACGATTCGCCTCGCATCCAGCAACGCCCCACGCATCCATTTTCGTGGCAAGGTTATTGCAACCGCAGCCGCCGGTTTTGATCGACACAATGCCATCAATCAGGCTCTTCATTGCCGTACCAACGAGTTCGTTTTTTGGCTTAATCGCCGCCGGTTGCTGGCCGGCCAAGTCTGTCATCTCAGACACAGCCGCCCACTCATCAGCGTCTATCGGCTCAATGCCCCACGACGTGCGATAGCCCTGCACTTTATGCAGCGGCAACCCGGCACGTCCTTCGCAGATGTCCCTCATGCGGCCATGTAAATGTTTGCATTCAATCATTCGGTCACCCTCACAGTTATCACGGCACCAGGGCCATCCGAGCAACAACCCCAACCCGTGATCGTGACGACGGCTTCAAACGGATCGCACGACACCAGCGTCATTAGGTTTGGCGTACCGCCCTGCTGGCACGGGCCTTGAGCGTTGCCTGCGTACCAATCATTGGCAGGAAATGATGTATTGCACCGGACCCCGAAGTGGCACGTATCGGCAAATTCCCCAACCCAGCAGTCTTCAAGAGCACCGATTACGCCCTCTTGCCGTAGCGGTATCGTTGTTCCAACCGCAATTTCCGTGCAGCCAGATATGGATTCCGCCGTCGCGTATAGTGTCAGCGGCATTCTGCGGTCAGGGCAACATGGAGTCACTGACCCTTCTATGATGCACTCATCGCCGCAGCTCTTGCATTCGACGGCCACCGTCACCGTTGTTACTCCGTCAGCGAGTAGCACGCCCCACGATGCTGACAGTTGATCAGGGCAGATTATCGTTCGTTGTTGAGTGCCTACGATTGTGAGACCGGCAGGCACATTAAGGCTTATCTTAGTAACCTTCGTGGCACATCCTGTGCATATCAGGTCGAACGTGAAATCATAGCCGCCAAGCTCCGACGAATCCTCTGGGATGAATGTTTCGTCGCACCCGTCTAATCCACCTGAGTAACAGGCTGACGTGCGGCCATATGTCCCAGCGTCCGAGTAGGTCACGCACAAGCACTCGCAGTAGCATTTACAATCCGTGCATTTTGCTTGGTCGTCGCCCGCGATCGAAACGAACGCCCCGTCGTCAAAATCCCAGCGTGCCGACATTGGATCGCATGTGGCAATCACGTTGCTGCCGTCGCCCAGAAATGATGTCAAGCTGAGCGTTGTTACGTCGCCAACGTGGCTCACTAAATTAACTGTCACCGGCTTTGTGACATCGCTATGGAAGTCGGTTGTCCATGCGTCATCATCACGGCAAACGATAGTCGTTGTCTCTGTGGTCCCGTCAGATATCCGCAAGCACACTCGACCACATAAGCAATCAGGGCACGTCTTGCGTTTTACAAATTCGCGATACGCTGCCGGTTCAATTTTGATCCGACCCGTTGTTAGGCTGGCATCGGTGAAGACAATATCGAACGTCGCAGCCATCGCTGTGCAGTTGAGTTTTCTCGCGGCAATGGTGCCACCCATTGAAACCATCACTCGCGAATCAACACCGCCGCTGCCCGCTGATAATGGATGCAGATAGCCGAGGTAAGCCGACTCCAATGCCCAAAAGCATTGATCGCTTTCGTCCCGGTGAAACCGGATAGAGAAGTCAATATCGACGCCGTTGCAAAGGAGAACACCAGCATACTCTCGCGGGCATGTTGCACCATCAGACCACAATGATTCAACCGTGCTGATAACGCTGGTGCCGTTGACCCAGTCGGTATCAGAGCAAACATTCGCATCAGAAAACAAAGAGACGCACACACGCACGGGAATACATTTGCAGCAATGTCCCTCAATTGATGAGAACGCAATGCCCCCGCAACCATCTCTGATGGTGCAAGGACCGCAACAACATCTTGGATTCTGAGCCATTATTCACACACCGCTTCTTCAGGGCATTGCAAAGAAATAATCTCCCATTTTGCACCGGGAGGCTCAGTGCAGGGGCCATCCTCATAGCTTCTTAACCATGTGGCATGGCCAATCATATTCAGCAGTTCGTCCGGTGGATGATTAAGCCAACCCTCGCCCATATCCCACACGTCGATCGTGTAGTATTGGGCATCTTCGTCATACGTGCTGCCCGGCAGTGTGTCCGGGTCGCCGATCCCCACTGGCCCAGAAATAACACGAGCCTGAGCAAAACAATTAACGCACGCCCCACCAGCCGCGACGATTCGAAACCGCACGGTAGGAACGCTGCTACCGCCGCCGCCGCCAGGCAGTGGCTTAAATGTTCTGCGCTCTTGCGTCATCTTCTCCGGACTCCACCATCGGCGTTTGACCTGTCTGGTTTCCTGACACCTCGATCAACTGTCAGTATTGTTTCTGGGCCGGGATTGTATCGCCATTCAATTTTTGTGATCTGCGGATATCGTGGCAGGGTGGCATCTACAGATGCCTGGTCAAGTGATATTTCACGGCCATTGATTTTGGTTATTAAGTCGCCGATCTTATATTCAATATGCAATCCCGGCAGCGAAAACTCGCAATCAAGCTCCGCCACTTCGTGATCATCACGGATCTTTTCGGCGTACGTTGTGATCGCGATCGAATCGTCAGCCGTCTCTGCCCCTGCCTCGTCAAGAGCTAGCGTAGACGCATAGTCCCCATCTTGCTGCACCCAGTTTTTGCGAAACTTCTGTGGCATGTCTAACACCAACTCAACTACGCGACCATTTACCGGTCCAAACGTTTTCCGTTCCGCATCTCCAACGAGCTTAGCATCACCTGCGACCACGCATGTAATCCGCACGCCAGCTTTATCACCGGCACCGATCAACGCTTCTGGGGGTGTGTTGCCGGTAAACAGGATCCCAATCTGATCAGGTAGCACGAATGGTTGGCCGAAGTCATCTGGCAAAATTACCCACTTAACTTCGAGTGCTTCGATGTCTGTTGTGTACTCAACAAAAATTTGCCGCCGTTGTTTTTTCCGTCGACCGAACCCTGATAAGTGAATGGATCTTCTGCCTCGCGACGGTGCGGCAGCCACCGCGAAAACACGCTACTCAAATCTAGCGCGGCTTCGATTTCGATTCGCGTTCCGGTGTAGTCTCCAGACTCATTCGCAACCCATAGCCGCCACGTTGTCGGGAATAATATGTATTCACTTTCTGGATCGCTTTTGTCAAGTTGCGATGCAGTTTTCTTATCGTCTTCAGTCGGCCAGCCTCGCACTAATTCAATGGTCACCTCTGCCCGCTCAATGGCTCCAATCACTTTTGTTTGATTAACGCTGTCGCCAATGCGTCTCATTACGCTGTATTTATTACAGTTGCTCGTTGCCAAATCTAACACTGACCCCGGGGCCTGAAAGTTCAACTCGCGCTCTTCACCGACGCCCTTTTGGAACACAACGATTTGTGGTTTTGTTTTTGAATAGATGCTCTCTTCACTACCCTCTATCTCAATCCAGTTGTCGCCATCCCACTGGAACATTGTGCCAGTTGTTGTGTTGAAAAATTGGGTGCCAATAACAGACGATGCTCCAGCAGATTCAACGCTGTCATATGCCCCAATGTAGAAAACGTCTGCAAGGTATGCACTGATCCCGGTGGCATAGTCCACATACCAGTTGTAGCCCAGTGGCTGCAATAACATATCTAAGTAATAGGGCAGCGACTCCCCCAAGGGTAATTCAATTGCCTCAATGATTGGTGCATCAGATAATATATCTCTCAATACCCCTATAGCAGGGTTTTCGATAAATTCCTCATCAAGGTTTAGGTGTTGGCACATAGCTGCAATGGCCTCACTTAAACTCCACACCTTAGCTCCCAATCCACCAGCCTCCTCAATTGCCGCGTCAGTTAAAGTTGCCTCGGGATGTATAAAGTATACATCGCTAAACTTATGCGACATGTTGCCAAGGATTCTGCCGTCAACTCGCGGATTAAACACGGGAGCATATTCCGTCTGAACCTCTTCACTGAGTGCGTCATCCCACCATATCTGACCGGTAAATTTCTTGCCAAAATGATACCCCCGCAACTGCGATTGTGCCGTGAGAACTTGGGTGCCATCCACACTCTCGGATTCCATCACGTAATCACCAAGTGCCACCCGTGTCCTAGTTCCATCAGGTAGCAGAACGTCAATCATCTTCTGGAAACCAGACGGCTGTGATCGGTTTATTAAGTCCGACGTGACCCACCATTCCAGCGACGCGTGGTCTAACACCTGACCGCCTGCTGATTGCACGACTGATGCAGCTCGCAACTCGGTGGTGATTTCCCCGACAGTGCTCGGCGGTTCAGCTCCGTCACTAATCCGCGTGATCCACGCGGGGTAGCTGAATAACTTTTCAGCACCTGTGTTAACAACGTCAGTTGTCATTTATTTCGTTTTCAGGAACGATGGCGATTTCAGGATTTGTGACCGTGATCGAATCAAGAAAATCACGGTAGCTGTATTCTGCTTCCCGACCCCGAAAGAATCTCTTGTATGTGAGTAGCGGGTCAGGCAGATGCACTGTTGATAGTGCTTCTGTTTTCAGTGCCTCAATGTTACCCGGTTCTGTTTTCTTAGCCATTGGGTGGCCCCTTATGAACGGATTTGTCGGAAGGTAAGTGTGCCCATTTGTATGTAACCATGTGTCCCAGAACCGTCAAGAAATGGTTGTGCGTCTGGATCGAATCCCAGCAACGCCGATAGCGGCCAACTGATGGAATCAACAACCAGTGTTCCGTTATCGAATATGTGTGATTGTACCGTGGCGACGTGGCCCCGCAATAATGACTCACTAGCGAATCCGCCGAACGTAACTTTCAGCGATATGATCCGCGTTGTCTGTCCGCCAAACATCACAGCAGCGCCAGTGACCCCGTGCCATGTCTGCACAGATTCTTGTATGTCATACGCTGGAGCGACGATTGATAAGTGCATCAGGTTTCCGGCGGCCCAACCGTAATCATATCCGGCTAAACTAATTTGCCATTATGGCCTCCCTGCTGCGGCTGGCGGTGATTCCACTGGCCCAGCATTAGCGATGACGACCTTCATAGGTGGCTGGCCCCCTGCATTCGGTTTTCCGTTGGCAGCAATCTGTGCCAGCAGTTGGATCTGCTGCTGTGCCGCTGCCTGTGCTGCCGCATTATTCAGATTCAATAATGTCAGCGTGTCGCGTAATGATTGCAGTTCGCGGTTAACCTCTCGCGGGGTTAGCTGCCCCTGTTCTGATTTATCAATTAGCTTTTGCGTGTGATCAAGAAGTGTTGCTACTGCCTGGACTGTCTGCTTGTCTTTTTCAGCAGGCATGAATTGAACAAGGTTTTCTAATCGAGCCGCCCGAGTACCTGCTACGCCAGTCCCGCGGATGCCGGTTAGTAGCGTCGCTGCCAACCGGTCTCCAGCATCCATGATTAGATCAGGACCAGTAGTATCTGTACGATCCACCACTTGCGTAAATGCCTCGCGTGCAAAGCTCCGCAACGCTGCTGTTGAGTCCTGTAGGTTCTGATCTAAGATCCCAGCCAGTTGACCCTCAAGTGCCCCGATCGGTCGCCGTCCTGTGACGTCTGCAACCTGCTGATCTGCCTTTGCTCCAGCAGTTGCTAAGTCGATCGAATCAGCAGCCTGTTGCAGCTTGGCGTCGAACGTAGCCGAGCCACCGACAATCTGCTGGGTGAATGCTCTATTCTGAGAGTTTGGCAAGAACGACTCGAAGACCTTTTCCACTTCTGTCGACCCGCGAGACATGTCCAGCAATTGGTCGAGCGTCAGGTTTTTAAGCGCTGGCCCTGTCAGTAATGCCTGCATGTCGGCAGGGATGTTTACATCTTCTTTGATGCCACCGACGGAAATAGATTTCGGCACGCCACCGCTTTGCAGTGCTCGGAATGCTTGTGATAAATCATTAGCAATGCTGACTGCTGACTCGCCGGTTTTGTCGCCTGACAGTAGTGTTGATGCCGCAAAAATCTCCTGAGCTTTTTCCGCGTCTGACCCTGCTGATATCAAGGCAGCCGTGGCTCGGACGGCCGCCTTGCCGAGCAGTGCGATATCTTCTGGCCTTGCTGTTCCAGCGGTTTGGAACAAGACACCGAACGCTTCTTTGACTGACACGTTCAGCGTGTTGGCGAGGTCAATAGCTGCACCAGCAATTGCCGTTGAACTGCCAACCTCGCCCCCCTGTGATTGCAACGCAAGTTGAGCGATCTCGACGATCTTTGTGGCATCAGCAACTCCAGCACTAGCCACTGAAGACGCGACCGAAAGCATCGCGTCAGAGTTATCGCCTGTGATTGCAGACAACGCTTCCACTCGCTCAACAATTTTGTCAGTCAGTTCGCCGCCAGCATTCTGCACGAGTGCTGCAATTGACTGCTCGCGAGTTCTAACAGCGTCGCGTGATTCCGTATCACGCCGCCTTAAATCTGCCAGCTCAGAATTCATGAGCTTAGCGATCGCCATCACTGCACCAGTCAGCGAAGCAAACCCAACCACCGATGTTGCGAAGTCCTTAACCGATGCACCCATGCGAGCTGATAGACTATTGCCACCACCGTCAACTTGCAACTTGGCTCCCTTGAGCGATTTCGTTAACTCATCGACTTTGCGTTTCTGCTCGGCGAATGCAGCCGTGCCAACTTCCATTCGCTTGAGTTGTTTGACGTTATCTTTTAGTTCATCTTCAAGACGCTGGAATGATCCGACAGCCGCCTTTGCAGCCTTGACTGATACCTTGCCAGCTTGCTCGTAAGACTTCGACAGTTCCGCGACTTTACGTTCCAGAGCCTCTTGGCTTTTGATCGCTGCCGACGCATCAGTGACTAGTTTTACTTCCACTTTCTGAGTCATCGCTATGCGTCCAATTTAAGGCCTAACAACGCGGCGATTATCTCACGGATTGCCTGATCGGAAAACAGTCGCATGGTGCCAACCATCTCGTTCGTAATCCTGTAGTTGAGTTGCAACACACTGCACAGAAAATAGTAATCCTCAACATCGTCAAAAATGAATGTTGAGGACTCTGAATCCCTCACAACGCGGCTGGCTTTAATGCGGTCAATGTGTGTGACGATGCTGTTGTATTTCGCATCAACCGACCACACCAACGACCCGTCAGCCTGTGGCATTGGGTATCGCTCTAAATGCTCCGGCTGCGTGATAAGCCATTGTTCGTCATTGCCAAGTTTTACAAACTGGCCGCGTCTATGATCAGGCCGAAGCAGCTCACGTTCTGTCGGTGGCTTCTCGTTTGAAATGCCCACGTAGTACCGCCCTGCATCACCTCCGTGGCCACTCGCTGCCGTCCATGTTTGCTGATCGGGGAAATATCGGTACTCTCGATCTTGCGGAGTTAGCCACGCACACATCCTGCCGGCCTTATTTTCCGGGCCGGTGCATTGGATTTTGTCCATGCCGGTAGCGATTTCGCCCAACACTTCTTCGGGCGGGATTGCTCTGCCATCGACATCAGGAACGAAAAATAGCGGTCGCATTTCATCGCCTCGATTAAGATATTGCAATGCCTGTGGAAGCGATTAAACATGACTGGGTGCCAGCCGCTGGCAAGACTAACTCGATCTTAATCACGCCGCTGGCGTCGTCTCGGCTAGCCTGCATTGTCGTAAGATGCTTCACGCCTCCGGCTGTGCTAGCGATCTTAACATGCTCAGTGGCAGTATATAGTTCTGTGATTGCACCCGACTTACGTTTCGCAAAATAGATGTCCACTCCAGTTGATGCCGTAGCACCATTCAGTAGTGCATTTGCTTTTGCAAAATCCTGAGTTGTGATCTCGATTGTCGGGTTCGCCGTCTTGACGAAAACATCAGTTACGAAAATACCAGCACCCTGTTTTTGCTCCTGCAATTCAATGCCGGTATTGATTGTAATTCCTGTCACCTGATCAATCAGCACGCCATCGATGTAGGCTTCCGCCAAGATGAATTCCGGCAGCAGAGCGGCAGCCGTTAGGCTAGCTCCAGTTACCACGACAACAGGCGATGTGATGCCGTCAGACGACAAGTGTCTGCACTCAAGGTCAGCCGTTACTGACTGGCCGATCTGCGCTGAAATTGACGTGATGTAGGTGAATAGATTTGCGACGCTTACAGCCTGATTACTGGCAACTCCTGAGTTGCATCCGACATGCTCACGAAACGCAAAGATACTGTTCGCTGTGTTGACGCACAGCCCAGCCGAAAGGAATGTGGCTGTGTTTAATCCGAGCAGGATTTCCAAAGCTGTGGTGGTCAGCGTAGTGCTGTGCGGTGACTCGCCGATGTACTGAGCCTTAGCGCTCACCGTGCCGCTGGCATAGCCTGCCACGATAGTGTGATTAGTTGAATGGTTGAGGGACGTGATGTTCCCGACGACAACTGGCGTGCTGGCATGAGTACCAAGAACAACATCATGGATTGTGTACATCAGAACCGCCTCGCTTTTTCTTATGAAACTTAGATTGTGTTGATAGCGTGAGCAGTGTTTGTTCCTGCAACTTACCGACTGCTTTTTCTTCTGCTAGCGTGACCTGCTCAAGTTCAGTGCGAACTTTATCACGCCACTCTGATGTTCTAAATCCGTTTGCCCCGGTCGTTGTAATCATGCGGCCCTGCTTGCTGGTCGCAGTCACTCTGGCTCTGGTTAACACGCTGCGCCTCATGGCCCCTGTTAGCACTAGCGGGTTGATGTGCCCGACTTGCTTCTGTTTGTTTTTGTTGTATTTCGAATCACGCCGAGCAAACTTCTGACGCCTGATTCTGCCTTCGAATCTCCACTTCAGATTGTCCCGGAACTGCAACGCCGATAGCCGATTGGCCTTACTCTGTATCTGGTTGATTCCGGTAGCGCTAAGAATACTAGATTCAATTCTCGCCCCCATGATTCCTGTCATGCTCGGACCCCCACTGCAAATTCGCAACGCCAGAAATCAGCGGTCTGTGTGGTGTCATCCGTTGAGTCCATTATCTGCGGCGGATTCGTGATGCTGACCGTTGAAATATTTAGCTTGTCGAGTTGCCCGATTGTGTCCTCGCGAATGCCGTCGAGTACAGCTTCGCACGCTGCTAAAAAACTAACGTACTGTGCTGATTCCGTGTCATTAGATTCTGCTGAAGGCGTTGGCCGTTCCAGCCGCAGCAGGATGATTAGATCCGTTTGAAATGTTGATGTTGTAAAGGCTGTTGATTCTAATTCAATCAACGCCAGAACTGCTTTTGCAGAGTGGTCCGTGGCATAGCCCAGAATCACTTTCAGTCCTGCTGCCGTGGCGTCAACCGTTGTTCGCCCGATGAACTCGTTAAACTCAATTGACGCAGACAGAATGCTCTTCAGGCAATTCAGCGGCTCCAACATTTGCAGCTTACGAATTGTCATATCGGATCAAGCTCCCGAGCATTTGAATATCTCTCAACCGTGTAGACAACAGACAGTCGCTGCATGCCGTCTTCCGGTATTCCAACTGACTCAACAACACAGCGGTAAAGGTTGCGGACGATGCAGTATTCTTTCGCCGCAACCTTCACTGATGCTGTTTGGATCCAGATACTGCCGACCACTCTATTGCGATCGCCGGCTCTGAATTCCTGATTCAAATTTTCCATCTCAACAAGACACGAGACGCGACGCTTACCGCTGGCCGTCACAAATGTAACGTCTTCGGCAAAATCGTCGCTGTTAAGAAACACGCTCGCGACATCGTTAATGATGGTTGACTTGAGAGACATTAGGCACCGTATGCGTAAGTGTATGCGACTTCAACTTTTGCGATCGTGAGCGATGGAACGGCCGTGCCAGATGCCTTTGAAAGCTGAGCGATCAACTGGACATTCTGGCCGGCTGTGATTGCACTCATGTTAAATGTTGTGCCCGCTGCGACTCGCTCGCCGTCAACGAAAAATCGCACGTCAGCAACGCCCTGCGAAAAGTCAATTGAGCACTTTTTGTAGACGCTCCCGAGGGTGGCCCCTGTAGCAACATCGTCGTTGTCTGTTGTGCCATCATCCGACTCAACAACAACTGCTGATGTACTGGTGGCCCCTTCGATTTTGAACAACGCATTGACTGCCACAGCGTCCTCATCATCATTGCGAGCAGAACCCACGCCGAACGAAACAACAGTGGCAGAATCAACCCCAGCAACCTGAGCGATGAAATCGACTCGCTGAATTTTAGCGATATCAAACGGCAACACGTCATTGCTGTACAGACAGACGTTTTCCGCTTCACTCGTTGCCGCCAGCGTCAGCTTTGCTGCACCGCCGTCTTCGGTGATGCACAAATAAGTCGGCGTTCCGGCTGCGCTACTGTCCGCGATCGTCCAGCCGTTTTGACCTGGAGTTGTGCTAAAGGCTTGAGCCCGATCGAACATATCAGAGAAGATGTTTGTGCCGCGTGTAATCATTTCACTGGTCCTTTGGGTGTTGCTGCTTTCGCAGACTAGGCTATTCGCGGGAAACGCCCCGAGACTCGCTATTCAATGCCGCAAGCCAGCCCCCTCAGGGACTGGCAATTGGCAACTTCAACCGTGCGTCGATTACGCTCCGGCGTGTTTTTGAACGCCCCGATGGTTGAGAGCTTTAGCTCCCACGCTCTGCAAAACGTAGTACGTCATTGCAAGCGTGTGCTCGTCCATGACGGTTCGCACTTGAGGTGTTTCCTGACCCTGCAGGAACGTTACCTCAACGGTGTCGATACGTGTTGGATTTGTGAACAGATACCATGCAGTTGTACTGTCGGCATCCAGCAACGGCTCAATGACTGGAGTCAGCGTGCGAGTGGTGTTGAATACCTGATTGAGATTTGCACTCGGATCATATGCCGAATTCACAAGCTGCTGAGTTACAGTTTCCAACGCAGACGGAACCACAATATAGCTCGGTGACAGGTTAAGAATGTCCGCACCTTCTGCTTCCTCTGGCGTGTTTTCGCCACGCATCTGACGCATCAGATTTGTCAGCAATCCAACACTCGTGACCGATGGAGCACCAGCCCCAGTAGTTAGGTTTTTTCGCTTGCGATTACCAGAGACAGCTGAGAACAGTGACTTGCCGTCGGATGTCGTTGGATTGCTTGTGACCTGTGACCACGCAACAGCATTCACGGTGCGAGCGGCAGCGTCACCCAGTGACATCGGGATCCGCGTAAGTGCTGACATGTCGTCATTCACGATTAACTTGTAGCTGAAATCAATACCCATTGAGCGAGCCTCAACAGCATACGATTCCTTAGCGTCTGCCATGCTGGCTTTCTCAGGGGCAGCAGTGTCATTCCATGCCGGAAGGTTCGGCATTCCGCCGAGTCGCATTCGGTTAATTGCCTTGAAGTCCGGCACCGAATCGCCTTGACGCATTGGACCCCGCCATGTGGATGGCACCTCTGAATAACCAACCATCATGGACTTATTGATCGCGTCCAATGTTAGATTCGCGAAGCTGCCAGTCGTGTGATAGGGATTGTCGCCACGATAGCCACGCACGCCAGCTTTCTCAGGCCCGAACATAGCACACTGTGCAATCTGCTCGCGGGTCAAACCTAGTACCGTCACACCCATCGTGCGAACATATTCAGTGGCTAGATCTAATAGCGTTGCATGTCGGAAATCCTCAGCGTCTTTTGACCGGCTGGCGGCTGGCATGTGTCGCTCAACAGCAGCCTCATTACCATTGACGGCAGACCGGATTGACTTCAACGCCAACGCATCACGGATGCCTGCTTTTAGTCGGTCGACGCCAGTGGTTCCCACGCGTACGGATGACCCGAACGGGATTTCAGCGGCCGCTTCTTCTTTTTTTGTAGCCAGATGAGTCCTGACGGCAGCGATATTACTTAGCGTGCGACAGAAGGCTGCTTCGCCCGGCAGATCAGCTAGCTTGCAATGTGCATCGACGTCTGCCTCATAGGCCTCGCGAGCTTCGCGCTCGGCTCGGATAGCCACCTGAATTGCTTTTGCGATTGCATCCGCATCAATGACTGCTGCCCGTGTCTCTTCCTTTTTTTCTTCCTTCTTTTCCGCAAGCTTGTCGGTGTTTTTTAGCAGCCATCGCTGAGCGTCATCATCTGACAACTCGGAGTCCATGCCGCGTGATTCGCACAGTGCTCGTAGATCTTCATTCATCACAAAACTTTCTTCAGTGGGGGCTTGAAAAATTACCGCTGCTGGATCAAGTCCCCGCAGCTTTGCTTGATCGTCGGCACCGATAGGCGTCAACGAAACTTCGCGCAACTTCCAAGAAGTTGCCACGTTTACAGGACCGCTAAAATCACGGCCGCTAATGTTTTTGGTTTCACCTTTTGGGACGAATACTCTCTTCAGCACCTCGTACCCAACTGACACGTCAGTGATGTGACCATCTCGCACGTCACCTAATGCTGATTCGCCATGAGTTGCACGGCTGAAATGCAGGGTGGCACTTACCTGATTGTCTTGCTCAATCACGTCACGAGCGCTGCCTAACTGATCTTTGACGCTGTGGCGATTATGCGAGTCAAGAAACGGAACCTGACGCGATGGCGGCATCTGAACGCCGCTGCTTAGCAACACCTCAGGAATCATTTCCATTCGCGTCCAGTCTGGCATCTCAACAGGTTGCTCCGTTGAGATCACCGCCTCGACTGTTCGCGTCTCCTCGCTGAATGTAGACGCTCGTACAGCCAATGACCGGAACGCCATCCCTGCCGCCTCTGACATTCGCTTTTGTATTTTCTGTTTACGCCTTGCCATTAGTGGCTACCTCCGCTGGTGTTTGTGGTTTCGCTGGTGCTGGCTCAGTGGGTGGCACCGGAACAATGTCTGCCGTGTCAACGCCCATGATGTTGTTGATGACTTCTGGCGGGATGCCTTTTTCCTTAGCGACTGCATACAGTTCAGCCGCGTCATTTAGCACGTCCCGCCAATTGACATTGTTTTTCGCACACTCCATTTGCACGGATGATTGGCCGTTCTGTATCCGCTTAGCCGCAGCCTCGACATCAACTTTAGGATTGATCGAAAGTGCGACTGGCCCTTGCCATTTTGCCGCAGAGAAACGACCCGGTTCCGATTGGAATTCTGCTATGGAAATGACGCCGTCAAAATACCCGTCGATCATTGCTGACCGCAGCACCGTCTCCCATATTGGCTGACAAAACGAACTGGCGAACCACTCCTGAATGTCGTTGACCTCGGGCCATGTATCGTTGTCTGCAGATCGCTCAGAACTGAATGAACTGTTGCGGTAGTCGCCTGTGATTGTGCTCGACTTAATACCTGGCATTCCCGTCGCGATGCCACGCTGCAAGTGCTGCACAAATGCTTCCGGATTCATGTTCGGTTGGTTCGGCGATATCAAATCAAACGAGCCGTCCTTGCCCTTATTGACAATCATCCCCGGCTGTATTTTGCTGATTGAATTGCCGTCAGTATCTGTTAGATCAGTGCCATCCGCTGATGAAACTGAGTCAGGTCCCTGACCTAATCCGAATCGTGCTGCCCCGGTTGGCTTGCTATAGGTGCCAACCACACATGCGGCCATCGCTGTGGCAGTCAATACGTTGGACTCCAGGTCGTCTGTACGACGAGCACGCAAGATAATCGAAGCCATCCACGGCGTGCCGACTAGCTGGTCGATGTCCTCTTCGATGAATAGGTGACCCATCTTTTCAACAGGGATTCTGATGGCGTCTGCGAGTGTATTTGCCCCTGCGTAAATTGGTGCTGACCGGATCCAATATGCAACCCGCTCACCGTCTGCATTTAATTCAATGCCCCGCCAGATTGTGTGTCCTGTTGCGATTGACTCGGCTGGAATTTCGCTGTCATCAGCCAGTCGGCAGCTATCAATCATCTGCAGCGTGAGACTGATTGGCAGGTCGTGCCGTGCCTTTTTTACGGAATCAATTGGCCGCAAACGATAGAAAGTATCGCCTGACAAAATCACGGAACGCAGTGCGAGCTTTTGCAAGCCGGACATTGTTAAGCCGCCTTGACCCGGCAAACCGCGTGCGTCGAATCCGGAATGCAATGCACCCCAAAGTTTCTTAGCTCGTGCCCGGAATTCATTGTGCGGTGTGCCGTCTGCTCGTGTCGCAAGGGACTCCGGCTGCATGCCGCGACCGACAACTTTTGATTCAAGACTGCGGACGATTTTCTTAGCGCTCGGATTGTTCCGGTATTGGTCCCAACTGTCAGCCCGCAACCGGTCGAGCTGTGATCCAGAGACCTCATTTTCTTTTAGAGCGACGCGTCGTGACGTGTTCAGCCGGCCGAGTTTGGCCGCATTGTATGGGCCTGTCGATGTGCCGATTAGCTTTTCGATTTGAGACATCGTCGCTCGCGCATGGAATCGGCGGACGCCAACGCTGGGAGCAAAATAGCCGATGACATGATCAAGCAGATTCATGATGCGTCCTCCAATCGCAGGAGGGAAATCATAGAACCGCCGCCGTTGCTGCTGTTGGAGAGTTCTTCTTTCAATTCTCGCCGCACGGCAAACAGCGTGGCTAGTGATGCCATTTGTTTGGAGCGGCCGGCAGCGGTGTACGACTGAGCTGTCAGCGTTGAGCTGATGGCAGTTTCGACCTCGGCAAGTATTTCGGCGGTTGTTGACATGCCCTACATTGTGTACGGATGTCAAGAAAACGCATTACCAGTGTTACCAGACTGGCAATGGGTGGCCCCTGTTTATCGGCGCAAAAAAAGGCAGCACGGATTACGTGCTGCCTTTTAGTGTTTGTTTCATTTCGGCAACTTCAGTAACTCGATTCCAATTTCTTTCAGTTTCTGGCGGACGCACGCTATCCAATACTGCTTGACCTCTAACTTTTGCAACTCGCCCTCGCTGCTGTTTGCTAAATCCTTAACCGTCTCAAATCCAATTTCTCGCAAGTCTTTTTCCATGTATGCGGGCAACTGTAAAAAGGAAATCGGTTCCTTGCCAGCTGCTGTAAGCGGTTGTGATCCTTCTATTTCGGCCAACGACAAACTGACATAGTGCCGCAATCTCCTTAACGCCTTGTCTCGCCAAGCCCCAATGTTGTGCGATTTCGTCCCAAGCTCTGTCGCCAGCTGCGGTATTGTTTTCAAGTCCCCGAACCCGAACAGTCCGCTGATGATTATTCGCTCTGTCTTTGTGAGCATGTGCAAGTTTCGCTCAATTGCTTCTATCTGCAATTCTTTTTCGCCGTCCGGTTCAGTGTACTTCAGTAAACGTTCACGCGTCGCTGACGCATAGCTCAGCATTGCCGCTTCTTTCCAGTTGTACACCTTTTCCATCGACTTCGGAGCATTCAGGAACTCATGGTTTTTGCGTAGAACGTCCGGCCATAATTCCTCCCATGTCTTGCCTGTTAACTGATACAACTTGGCTTCAGTTGCTGCAATGCGTTCCTCTGTCCAACCCCGTGCCGCTTCATTCGGTGGGCAGTATTTTAGGTTAATCCATTTACCAATCGCTGCATCAGAGATCCCCAAGTGCTTAGCCAAGGCCGACGCGCTGCCAACGACCTTAGCCGCCTCATGCAACGCCGCGTGCTTTATTTGCACTACTGCCGTAATTCCGATTCCTAAATCTGTGCTCTGCTGATCTGTATCATCGTCTCTAATTACTGTGATTCCGTGCAGTTCAGACATTGGCGTCACCTCTTTTCACTTTAGACATGATCATCTACTCCACAAAAAAAACCGCAGCACGGATTACGTGCTGCCTTTTAAACTCATTGACTAAATAAATCTCGGAATAGGCTCACCGATATAAAACTTGAACCCGCTTTTGCCAGCGTTTTGGCCAATTCGCTCGGCATTCCATGCGCGAACACACCAAGTGAATATGTGCTCTTTCAACATTCTTTTCGACGCTGCCGCATGTGTTAGCAGTCTGTCTCTCAACTGCAACGCATTATTCGTAACAAGGATCTCCGAACGCTGCCCGGTGCCTACCGTAGACCAGAACTCAGTTGCAGCATAACTGTCCAGCCTACTGCATATAAACCAGCTAGTCCCAATGATCGACGGCGGTAGCGCTCCGCTGATTCGATTCTGCTTCCCAAACTTGGCTGCATCACGATGATGCTCCTTCAGATTCTCCACAACGTCTGAATGCGACGGTGCATCATGCTTTTGCAATGTCAAAGACGCGCCGCCCTTTTCATAAGCTTTTACCATCTTGTAAACCGAAGCACATTCAGTAGGATTCGAAATCCCGTGGCTTATCAAAATATCCGAAGCACTTCGCGTTTTGTTTTGATCGATCCGATCAAATGCCGAATCAGGAACGCCGAACATAACAACCGTTTCAACCGTAGTGCCAGATTGAACAATTGCCAATAAGCGATGCTGGCCATCAATTAACCTGCTGTCAGAAAAACGGATTGCATCACCTGTTAAAATCCATTTGCCCGCTTTAATGTCGGCAGTTATTTTTTTTACATGATCAAGTCTAATTTTGCGGTTGTTGGTGTTTTCCTTGAGCCACTCCCCCGCTAATTCCGGAGTCACTTCCATTGTTAGTATTCTCATCATCTACTCCACGAAAAAACCCGCAGCATAGGAGGCGAGTCCTATGTGCGGGTTTCTTGCCGCGATTGCTCGCGGATGTATTTAGTTATCGACACTCGCCTGTCGACGCCGAAACGATATCAATTGAGATAAGATTTGTCAACTACTTTTATCCAGATCTTTTCCCCTCGATGTCAACTGGTCGATGCTCGATCTTAATGACCTCGACCCGCACCTGTACGGACCACGTATAACCGCACGGAATCCCATCAGGCTGAGTAGACCTACAGCATTTGTAGTAGCGAGTGCTGTAATGCGTCGAATACGCTAGGCCATATCCTCCTGACCCATGCCAACACAACGGGCAGTGACGATGGGATTCAATCACGCTAGGTTTACTCATTCCATGCCCGCCCATCTGGTCGTGTGTGGCCTGCATTCAACACAGTTTTCGGCCTTATTGGTGACGCAATCCGTGACGGGTAGCCGCCATTTTCCTCAGCGTAAGCCCGAGCTAGCGCGATCCCATAACGCACGGCATCGCGAAAGTCATTCGGCTGCCCGTCATCTTTTTTACCCATAACAATTTCGCGTTACCTCGGTTGTCCACACGGTCTGCAATCATGCCGTTGCATAATTGCACAATGAATTCCATGTCATGTTCTGCACCAGCACAAACCGAAAGCGACCCCGGTTCTCCCGGCTCTCGATCATCTAATCGTGATTGCAGATCTGTCTCCCAGTAATCCGTGTTGACGGTAAATAATTCCTGCCCGGTGTACTCGCCAGACTCAACTGGTGACGCCTTGTATGGTCTGCCGCCTAGGTCCGTCGATGATCCTTTGCAGGGCATCATGCCTGCATGTAGGTTGCAAAAATCATAGGTTGCTTTAGTGTCCCATCCGCTGTCAACGCTGGCGGCATGTGGAGCACAAGCACTGCCGCCATCAGCATGTTGGTAATGTGATTGGATCACGGATGACCATACGTCTGCCAACGTTAATGACATGCCATAATCAACGACGTGTGCCTGCTGCTCAATGCCGTGTGCAAGCACCACCCACAACCGAAACCCGCCGTCCGCCTCTTGCTGGTCGATTGTCACTGTGACCATCCGGCACCAATCAGGTAGGACGCGACGTGGCACAGTTGATTTGATTCGCTGGGCCACTTTTTCCGGCGTTGATTTCGAACGCCTAACTTCCCACGTCTCGCCCTTGTCTTCGTTGATCCACTGCTGTAATTTCTTTGGGCTTTTATACTTCGAAAGGAACCATCAATCATGTCACCCCAGCCATGGAACAAAGCATAGAACACGCTGAGCTGTGACCCATAATCTGACCCCCAGTTTAACGGCGTGCCGATCAGCCACGACATATCATCAGGCGGCAGATCCCTCGCAGACATTGCTCGCTCATGATCAACGGTACAACCAGCCGGAACCCATACGCCTAAATTCATCATGCCCGGCCTGTGGATATCATCAATGCGACCCTCGCAATACAGACAAACATAGTGTGCAGTTCTTCGCGCTAGATCCCTATCGATGCCGCCTGCTTCCGGCCGCTCGTAATGAATGCCACCAGCGCTTTTGCCGTCGCCGAATTCAATGGTTTGAAACTTAAAACAGTGCGGACATGGAACATGATATTTATGGTTCGTGGATTGTAATCGGCCTGACTCAATCGCAGATCGTCCCGTGACACTCGGCGTTGATTCCAGCAGAAACTTTCGGTCTGGATACTCGGCCCCGCGTTTCATAAACCTGTCGATCGGATCACCTTCCGTCGATGTCGATTCTGAAAACCATTTATCGATTTCGTTCCCATGTCCCATGCGAATCGATTTGTCAGCTAGCCGAGACTTACCACGCGGCCATGCTCCGTGACAGTTTGATCGCCGCAACTTGATCTGCGTCTTGCTTTGCCGGATCGATACTTGGAGCCTGATCCCGGATGCGTGGGCAATGCTCAATCATCTTCCATAGTCGAGCGAAGACCTGCTTACAGTTTGTCTCATCGGGCGTCGCGAACATTGTTTCTTCCGGCCGCTGGTCCATTGATTTTTGCAGCATCGCCAGCCCGAAATTTGTCTTGAACATTCGGGCGGCCCATTGCAGCCACAGCGTGCGAAACTGAATTGAGTCATAAGCCCAGCATGGCCCCTGTGGTGCTGTGACCCACGGGCATTGTTGCTCCGAAAAAGCCTCGCCTGTGTGTGTGTAGAAATATGATCGCAGCCAGTCGGCAGACGACTCCTGCTCTTGGAGCGTCATACCCGACGCGATCACGCGAAATACAAAACTCATACTTTGAAATCCCTAGCTATCTCATCCTGAATCAGACGTATCAAATCCTCAACAGCCTGCTTTGCCGTGGCCTTGAATTCTGACGGCAGCAGATTCGCCACACGCGACCCCGTTGAATTCAGACGGTTGTTCATCCGCGAAAGTGCAATCGTTAAATCACGCTCCACCTCATCCCTGCGGATGTGAATTCCCTTTGCTGTTGCTGCTTCGATTTCCAATTTATCAGCACGAGCCGCTTCCTGTCGCTCCTTAGCAGAATCGATCTTGTCTGATTTGCGTTCCCAGTCCTGACGAGCATCATCAACTTTCCGATTGATAATCCACTCAACCAGATCCCGACCATTGTAAGTGCTGTCAGCATTTCTGGCGGCACCTTGATCCCGTAGATGCTTAGTCGATATCGAAACCAACCAAGCTGCCGCCTGTTGCGTCAGGATTTCAAGCGTCGCTTTCTGTCGTGCTGTCTCCCGGTCAGCTAGTTCTAGCGCTGCAATACGTGACTCGATGTATGCGGCATCTTCATCACTAGTTACCAAGTCGTTTAATGCGATCAAGTCGCTCAGCGTTTCGTTGTTTTCGCTGGTCAATTGTGAGGCTCACTAAGTCAGAGTGACTGTGCTGGTGCAGATGCAACGCTGATGGATCAGTAGCACCAAACACCGACGGTTTATTCTGTGCGTTGAGTGCTGCTAGCACTCGCATCGCTGCCGTCTTTTCTCGATTGGTTCCGGTTGCAATGATCTTCAACATTTCGTTCGGGCCAATTGTAAACGCCCGATCATCAATCTGCCATGACTGGTTGATTGATTGCTCCATCAGCCGGAGCTCGCTGCGGATTGTTTGCGTCATTGATCACCCTCCAGCGTCGCCGTCTTGCCGGTGAGTGTTTCCCATCGATTGACGATCACGTCGCAGTAGGCTGGTGAGATTTCCATTCCGTAACACTTGCGGTTGAGTTGTTCGGCTGCGATCAGGGTTGTGCCGCTGCCGCAGAACAAATCAAGAATATCACCACCCTCTGAATAGTCCTCAATTATCGACGCCATCAACCTGATTGGTTTTTGTGTTGGATGTACTCGCCTAGCGTTGTGCCCGTCGTCATTTACGACGCCGCCGTGCATTATTCTGTAAAACTTATCAAAGCCACTGGTCTTGTTTGTCCATGCTAATTCAAACGGAGAACCGAGCATCCTGTCTGCATTTTCGTTGACGCGTTTATCCCAACAAATCCATCGCCCACGAAACGGCAACTGATCAGGGTAGCAGTTCGCACCGAATGAAACGACGATTTCATACGCCTCAAGTATAGGTCTGAGACTTAATTCACCGCTGTCGTTTGCTATTCCGCTCCACTCAAGAGTCGATGCGTTTGATCCTTGCCAGTTTATCCCGTACGGCGGGTCTGTGATTAAACATCTTACCTTCTCACCGCCCATCAACCGCTCAATGTCCTCCGCCTTCGTGCTGTCGCCACACAGCACCCGATGCGTTCCAAGAATCCACAGGTCGCCCGGGTTCGTTATTGGATCAACTGGTGGCTCTGGCACCTCGTCTTCAATGATCTCCGCTGCCGTCGCTTCATCGATGTACAGACTTGCGGAGTCGGCCAACTCAGCCACCAACGCCTGTAACGCCGCGTCAGAAAATTCCACCTCTCTCAGCAACGCATCCAGATTCACCGCGTTCGCCGTGGCCATGGCACTGATCGGATCGAACGTCAGCAGGATCTTTGTAGCTTCCTCCGGCGTCACGTCCAGCACCAGCACAGGCACCATCTGATCAGGCATCATTCCTGCACGCATGTGACCGTCAACTATTTCATACGTGCCATCACCAATCTCGCGGACGAGCAACGCGTCGACCATGCCGACCTCTGCGAGGATGCCGGACATCGCTGCTTTCTGGCCGTCGCTATGTGATCGCCAGTTCAGCGGATTCGCCAACAGGTCTGCACAGCGAACGCGGTCGAACCGATTGATGCGGTCGCGGATCTGCAACGCCCCCCTTCCCCGCCTGATTAGATTTCGCCATGTTTTTATTTCCCTTGCGGAACGGAACACCCTGCAAAAAACGATTTATGTAAAAAGACGAGCAATAGGAAACC